TTGATGGGAAGTTTAAATCAGATTTTAGAAATAAATTATTTGGGAATAATTCAAAATGGAAAACGACACAAACACCTTAATTGATCCTGCAAAAATACGAAATAAATGGGTAAAGGTAGAAGGTGTGCCTTTATCTATGTATCAAGAAAATACTCAAATGACAGAACGGGTATATTGGGCATACAAAAGGGAATATTCGTTTAAACTTATGAATGTGGGAACACCTTGTAATACCAAGTGTTTTTATTGTTCACAATATTGGAATCCACCTGATTTAATAATAGCATATCCAAAATGGTTAACATTCGATGAGATTAAGCACTTTCTCACTTTTGTACCCGAAAAGATTATAACGGCTATTGGATATGGTCATCATGTTAGTAATGGTGAATTTTTTGCACATCCCAATTCCAAAGAAATATTACAACATCTTATTGACGAAAAATACACCGTAAGAGGAATTGATACCAATGGTCATTTTGTAAACGAAGAACACATCAAGTTACTGAGTCTTTTAATGAAACATCGTTGGGGACGAAGTAGTCAAATTGATTATATGTGGAGTGGGATATATTTACACCTAACTAATTATGAAAAAACAATACATACTTTTGAATTATTAGAGAAGTACGAACTTCCATATGCGGTAGTAATAGTACCATCATTAACTGATTTAAATAATGGAACTACCGAAAGATGGATTAGATTACTGAATGAAAATCATAATCCAGTTGAAATAGAAATCTCTCATCCAGCATATACTAAGTATGCTCCACCGAATGTTATAAAACATCTTGATTTTACCTGGAACGAGGGGTGGAAACACATCAGAGAGTGGCAAAAATTATATCCAAGAATTAAGATAGATTCTGAAAATCAAATTAATACTATTGCAATTGACGAATCGTTAACTCATTTAATTGAACATACCGATTATGGACCCAATTCGAAAATGTTATTCTTGGTGTCGGAGTCGGTAGAGAAAGTATTCGAAAGTCATGTTAAAAAAATAACTTCATTCAATGATTACAAAATTCAAATGGTAAAGAATACTACATTTGGTGGTAACATAATCGTTGCTGGTTTATTGTTAGTTCAAGATTATATACCTGTAATTGAGAAAGTTTTATCTGAGGGTTATAAACCAGATGTAATTATTTTGCCTAAAGCTGGTTTTTTCTTTGATGAATTAGATTTGACAGGTGTTTCTGCTCATACCATTAAAGATAAATTTGGTATTGAAGTATGTTGGTGTTAGCTAAAATAATTGTATTTGAACATTTAATTAAATACTTATAGATATGAAAAAGAAAAAGGTTATTAAGAATAAAGGTCTATTCGACCACATTACACACATCACACAAAAACAAACTAAAGGGTATTGGGATTCTCTAAACGAAACAGAGAAGAGACAATGGTCTAATTATATGATTCACAGATTCATATCTATGAAAATGGATTATGTAGAGGTTGCAAACGAAATTCAGAAATATAATCTAAAACCAAAAGACTTATATAAGTTATACACAAACGTACTACCAAAGAAAAAAGAATGGCTGAGGTACACAAAAGGAAAGATAGATATGAAATATGAAAAATGGGTAGTTGAAATAGTGGCAAAACATTATGAATCAAGCCTATCAGAAGCAAAACAATATTTAGAAGTGTTCTATTCAACTGAACAAAACAAAGCAAATCTAAAAACTATATTACAAAAATATGGAGTTGAACCAAAGGAAATTAAGAAACTAAATCTACCCTAATGGCAAGAGTAAACTACGAAACTCTCGGTAAACTCATCGATGTAGATGAAAAAGACTTAGAGTTCGAAAGGGTTACAAATTCAATAGATGTCGTTGATATAGAGTATGGTGTACAAGTCATATTTGATTATTATCGTAGACATGGATTCCCTCACTATACAATTCGTGAAGATGAAAAACACGACCATATGAAGAAACTGAGAAAGTTTGATGTTGATACAATATTAAAAGATAATCAGATTGTTCAGACTATGCATGGATTGAGATTGGCTTGGACTTACTTTCCACACTTTTGGGAAATTATTTGTGGTAGTGCAAAAAAATCACCTATGGATATATTCCACGATGATGATATGTTCAAATCTACAATTCGTAAGTGTTGGAAGTGGGAACAAAAACATTACAAAGGCGAGGACCCAAATGGTGAGAGAAATATATTTCACGAAAATAGATTGAGACAATCCATAAAAATTTATAGTGGAACTCAATCTGTGAGTAATTTCAGACCTACTGCGGCAAAACTAATATATGAAAAGTTTGGTGGGGATGGAGTGATACGAGATATGAGTTGTGGTTGGGGTGGAAGATTACTTGGATTTTTATCTGCATCAAATACGAAGCATTATATAGGTACAGAACCATCTACGAGGACTTTTGAAGGTTTGTTGCAGATGAGCAAAGAATTTGACTATATTAAGAAAAAGGTAGATATATATAAACAAGGGAGTGAGGAATTCGTTCCTAACAAAGAATCAATCGATTTATGTTTTACTTCCCCACCTTATTTCGATACAGAGAAATACTCAGACGAAGAAAGTCAAAGTTATATTAAATTCCCATCCAATGATGAATGGGTAAATGGATTTTTAAAAAAGACTATAGAGAATTGTTACTATGGCTTAAAACAAAATGGTTATATGTTAATGAATATTGCAAACACACCAAAGTACAAATTTATAGAAGAAGAAACCGTAAGGATTTCCAAAGAGTTGGGTTTTACCCAAGAGGATACCTTACAATTAACGCTATCAAGTGTGATGGGGGCAGGTTATAAGTATGAACCCGTGTTTGTCTTTAAGAAAAAGGAAATATAAGTGAACGAGAAGCAGATTTTAAAAGTTAATTATGGAGATATGCCAGGTATGAAAAAAGAAACACAATTACTATTTAAGAATTTAGAATGGGGTATAAATATAAAATCTAATACTATGTATTTGACCTATGAGATAGAACAAGATACATTGTATGCAGTTATGACGAGATTTGATAATTTTGTTCAATACAATGAAGGTAAAGATATAAATCTTAATATTGCCTCTTATGGTGGAGATGTATATTCTATGTTAGGAATAATAGATTATTTTAAATCTTTACCAGTAAAGGTTAATACACATTGTCTTGGAGCTTGTATGTCAGCAGCAGCTGTAATATTGGCATGTGGAACTGGTAAAAGAACTATGACACCAAATTCTACGGTTATGGTTCATGAAGGTTCGGCATTTGAGGCAGGTAAAACTTCTGATGTACTAAAAGGAGCAGACCACCTAAAAAAGTTACAAAAAAATATTAATAGAATACTTGGAGAAGTTACAAGTAAAGACCAAAAATTTTGGGAAAAGGTTTCACAACACGACACATATTTGACAGCGGAAGAATGTTTAGATTATGGTATTATAGATGAAATTATTTAAAAAAAGGCTTGACTTGTATAGTATTTTATGTGTAGATTCCAGTATGGAAAGAGGAGAAGTATATGATAAAAGAATCTAAGAATAAGAAAGAAGTAAATTCTTATTTAACAGGTGACCAAGGCGACATTGTAACATTAATGGAACAAGAGTGGCCAGAAATGACCAAAGAATTCAAAAAATTACAAAGAGAACAATATGAATTGTTCTGTCACAAACAACACGATTACGGTCCTGGCAACATAAGTGTCGGAACACAATTACAAACTGAGGAAGAGATAAACTTATCTCTTACAGGTTTATGGTTTAGAATGAATGATAAGATACAAAGGTTAAAAACTTTACTCATGGGTAAAAGAGGAAACGCTGTAGAAGGTGAACCAATGGAAGATGCTTATCTCGATGTTTCAAATTATGGTATAATGGCCACAATCGTTAAAAACGGAAAATGGGGAAAATAATGAGAACAGCAAAATATTTTACAGCCACTTGGTGTGGTCCTTGTAAAGCATTCAAACCCGTAATGAATGAAATTAAAGGTGAGGGATACTCAATACAATTTCTTGATGCAGATGAAAATCAAACTCTGATGCAACAACATAATGTTAGGGCAGTTCCAACCACAATAATAGAAGAAAATGGAGTTGAAGTAGATAGGTTTATGGGAGCACTTCCAAAAGACCAAGTTATTCAAAAACTAAATGGCTAGAAAAAAATCAATATCATATAGTCAATTTTCATTATGGGAACAATGCCCATATTCATGGAAGTTAACATATGTGGACAAGGCGATACCATTCACGGACAATATCTATACATTGTTCGGAACGAGTATGCATGAAATTCTACAAGAATATCTAAGAGTAATGTATTCCGATAGTATTAAAGCAGCAGACG